CAAGCGCAAGCGGCATTGGCGACGATGCGCGCCTTAGCGACGACTGCCGCCCGTGTAAAACTTCCCACTGCAACAGGGACGGTAGCAGCGCCTATTACCCCTAAAGTCTCTTCTCACGATGCGATTTTAGGTAGGACAGCAACCAAATTAAATCAAGCTACACAAAGCATGAATAATTTGGGTGTGGCGTCCGACAATGCCGGGAAGAAAATGGCGAGCGCCGGTAAAAAAGGAGCCGAAGCCGCGAATAAGGCGAAAAACGCTACTCAAGGTCTCACCGTATCGTGGCAAATGGTTCTCCGTGTTATTCAAACACAAATCATTGTCCGAGCGTTGTCGGCAATACGAAATATGCTTCGTGAGGTGGTTGCTAATTCAATTGATTTCCAACGGTCACTAGCAGAAATTCAAGCGATAACCCCTAAAATTCACGGTGATTTTGCTTCTTTAGGCGATGAAGCGGCAAATCTTTCAAAGAAATTTAATATACCACTACCACAAGTTTCAGAAGGTTTGTATCAATCTATATCAAACCAATTTGTAACGATGTCTGATCGTACTCGTATTCTTGAAGCGTCGGCGAAATTAGCTCGCGTCGGTGTTATGAAATTTGGTGACGCTGTTCTCCTGTTGACGGGAACATTAAATGCCTACGGTAAGGGAGCAGAATACGCCGACATTGTCAGCGGAAAATTGATGAAGACCATTCAATTGGGCCGTGTACGTGGCACCGAATTAGCCGCTACTTTGGGTTCTGTGATTCCTTATGCGGCACAATTAGGAGTCTCATTGGATGAGGTTGCGGCCTCGTATGTATCCATGACAATTGGCGGTTTGAACGCACATAAAACTTCAACAGCCTTACGTCAAATAATGGTCCAGATGTTAAAGCCATCTGAAAATCTGACAAAAGTTATGCGTTCAATAGGTTTCACTAGTCCTGAGCAATTAGTTCAAGCGAAAGGGGAGTTGCTTCCCGCGCTTGAAGCGATTGAGGTGGCGGCAAAAGGCGTAAGTACTGAAGTCGCAAAATCAGTATCAAATATTCGGGCAATCACCGCGCAATTTGCTCTTACACGGGATGAAGCAAACGCTGTAAAGGAAGCTCTTGAGGCGGTCGGTACAGTTGGCAGTGAATCTATGCAAAAATTGTATGATGAATTCACTAGAATGCCAGCGGAAGAATTGACGAAAGAGATTAATGCGCTTTCAGTTTCTTTAACTGAAGACTTAGGTTCGGCTTTGGTACAAGTACTTGCTGATGTAATGTCATTCTTAGGTGGCGCAAATAATATGTCGGCTGCAATACAGGCACTTATTGCTGTTATGGCTGTCGCTGGTGGCGCTGTCTTAACTTTTGCGGCAGCGTGGGCAGTGTTGCATATAGCTATGGGTCCTATTGGTTGGGCCATATTGGGCGTTAGTGCTGGATTAACAGCTTTGATTGGCGTGTCAACTTATCAAACAATCCGGGCCATTCAGGATATTGAAGCACAGGCTCAGGCGCGTCACGAGGCATCACTTGAATATGTGAAAGATGTTGAACGCTCATTGTTAGAGGTAAGAGAAGCCGAAAGCGCGGCCATGAAGGAATCAAATGCTGACTGGGAAAACAGAGCCGCAGTTCTTCGTAAAGATTTTTTCAAAGTAATGGATGAATTACGCATAAAAAATGATGATCTTATTGAATCAACGCGACTTGCTTTAACAACTATAATCAGTTCACAGCAACGAGTCGTAGGCGTTTATCGAACTGCGGCTAAGGCAGCATTAAACGCCGTTTTACAGGCAAGAACACAGCAGATACAGGCTGAGGCCGCTTATTCTGACGCTGTCTATAAGTATTCAACTCGTAACAGAGGCGCATATGAGAAATCTGAATCATATATGAGTCGTGCGCGCGGCTTAGTCACTGAAGCGGCTAAAAAGATGGGCCAAGCAAAAACCCCTCAAGATGTCGCTGCGGCGAACGCAATATATGATCGAGCCATGGCTCATGCGACTGAGGCGGCACAAATTGCAAAAAGCACCAATAGTACACGTCTAATGGAGTCGGCTGAGCGGAATATTTTATTCATATTACAGAAAAAAGCGGAATTAGAGAAAACAACCCAAAAACTTCAATCTAAAGAGGCCATACGTCTTGCTGGAAAAACAACTAGCGAACAAGCTCGCCTAGATCGAATGAAAGGGTCGATGAAAGCCATTTTGGAGAACTTAAAGGCGTTTGATAAGACTGGTGCTCGCTCACCTGAACAGTTAAAGATACAAGAGAAAAATTTAAGGGGCGCTATGGCGGCTTTCATAAAGGATTGGCAAACCGGTAAAAAAGTCGATGTGGCCGACATGATGATGATGGATAAGCTTGAACAACGGGTGAATCAAGCTATTGAGGGCGGTCTTACTGATGTTAGAATTCAAGAATTCCTTGGTACACCTGAAGCTTTTGAAAAATTGAATCGCGATATTACAGAAGGTGTTGGTCCAATACAGGTTCTTTTGGAAGTTTCAACACGGGGTGATAAAAAGTTAAAAGATGCGATGGAGGGTCTCACAGCCGAACAACAATTATCACTTCTTTCAAAAGAACGCGCACGCAGCAAGGAATCAGTGGAGACTTCCAGTGAATATCGGGATGCTTCAGTATCTTCACAAGCCGCATTAGACAGGGCTAGACAAGATGTTGTAAAAAGCGGGGAGATGTGGAAGCAACAAGTTCTTAAAGACATGGAAACCGTTTCTTTTGTTTTATTTACGATACCGGCGTTAGGACTTGACGAAGACCCCGAAGCATTGGGCAACTATAAAAAAGCTCTTGATGGTATGAGGGATCAACTTACAAAATTCACGGACCCAGAAGCTAAACTTGATGCAACAGCCCTGAAGGGCTTACAAGACGCCTATAAAGAGTATAAGGATGTAATTGAACCTAGTGCTGAAGCTATTGCAGCTATGGACGCAGTAATAGCTAACGCGAGAGAAATGGTTTCAAATGCATCTAAACTTGTAAATCTTGAAAAGGTGACGGCACCAAGCGGTAAAAACGCGGCGGAAAGCCAACAAAGATTAAGAAATACTGAGGCGGCTTTGAAGGCGGCTGAAGCGGCTAAAGCGGCTAGAGATGCTGCTGAAAGAGCAAAACAACCTCTAAAAAGCGCGAGTGCTGAAGCTGGTGGGATGTATGGAAAAGTGGCCGCTGTTTCACAAATTAATATGAGCATACTTACGGGGCAAATTGCAAGTGCTGCTGGTCAGATGCGACAATTAGCAAATGCATCAATGGCCGTTAAAACACCCGGCACTGCCACAGCAGAGACATCAGCGTTTGGTGGACGTGTAGGACGCTATTTAGCGGCTGGTGGACCTGTCGGAACCGATACGCAACCGGCCTGGCTGACTAAAAAGGAGTTTGTAGTAAATGCATCAGCTTCGGAGCAGTTTGCTTCTCAACTTGTCGCAATGAATGCCGGTATTCAGCCGACTTTTCGTAGTGAGGGAGGAAATGTCACCACTGTTGGTGATATAAGTATATCAGTTAAGGGTGGCGATACTGGTCGCCAAACGGCTAGGGACATCGCTGTCGAATTACGACGTGAAATACGGCGCGGTACAACAACTTTGAAATGAGGAGTGTAATGATGAATGATAAAATGCGAATTGGTGATTTAGCTACATGTCGAGTAGTTCGCCGTGAAAAAAAGAACATACTTGTTGATCTTTTTAATCCAAGAGGCTACTTTCGTGTCGAGCATTTTCGTAAAGGTGTGAAAATTGACGAACGTTGTTGTCCTAACTTGATTACCAACGAAGGTCGAAACAATCTTTTAGAGGTTTTGTTTCATATTGGCACGCAAATCACGGTGTGGTATATTGGACTGGTTGACAATACTGGAACACCTACTCCGGCTCTTGGCAACACTTATGCAGCAGTTCGTGAATCTGCCAGTGCTAATGGCTGGGATGAATTTCCAGTGGGTGGTTACAAGATCGGTGCTGATACTACTATTCGAGGTACGTGGACCCCAGGAGCCGCAGCCGCTCAAGTTATTACAAACGCTACGCCTATTACGTTTATCGTCACGGCGGCAGGCGATGGTGAAACTGTTTATGGATTGTTCTTGTCCGGTGGCCATCTTGATTGTGAAGATCAGGGTGACTATAGCGGAGTCGGTGGAGTACTTTGGTGTGCTACTGCTTTTAATGGTGATCCGATTCCAGTTCAGGAAGACGATGAATTGAAAGTAACTTACACTGTTGATGCGAACGCAAGTTAAGGGAACTCTCCCTCGCCAAGGCCGGGTCGGAGTCTTAGGGCACCGGCTCGGTCTTAGTTTTATGGAGGCGCGATATGTCATTATTATGGATCGACGGGTTTGAAGGCTACGGAACTGGCGCTGTTCCATTGCCGACTGGTATTTTGGGGAGAAAATACGTCGTTGTAAATGAGTCCAGTATAGACCTAAATACTGGTCGATTAGGTGGCTATTCTATAGAGCCTTATTTTGGGAGTTATCTTCAAACTCCGAGTATTAATACGAACGCAACAATTATCGTTGGCTTCGCGGTAAAATTTACCGAGCTATATGCCCATGGTTATGAATTTATAGGTCTCTATGGTGGTGGCTGGGACAATATTAATCTCGCTACCACTTCTTCTGGAGAAATAGAAATTTATCGTCATTCCACTCTTTTAGGTACATCTTCTGGCGCTGGTCTAACCAACGGTAATTGGTACTGGATAGAGTTAAAAGTAACCGTTAATACTACAACCGGTTCTTACGAAGTTCGAGTCGGTGGCGTAGACGTTCTATCAGATACCGGAGTCAACACTCAATACAGTGATGAAGTTTATTGTGACTGTGTGAGGTTTATGGGAAACCCCTATCAAGACCCGGATATTGATGATTTTTATGTGTGCAATGCTGCGGGCTCAACGAATAATGATTTTCTCGGTAACGTGAGAGTGACTGCTCTTTTCCCATCTGCCGCTGGTAACTCAACACAGTGGATTCCTAGTGCAGGCAGCAATTACACGTGTGTTGATGAGAACCCGATGACCGATGATACTGATTATGTTGAATCATCTACAAGTGGTCATAAAGACTTATATGACTATGAAGCTTTGGGGTCAGTAGCAAACATTAAAGGCGTCCAAATAAACACCACTTGTAGAGAAACCGATGCTACGTCTTATAGTCTTATTACTCCGATCCGCTCGGGAACGACGGATTATGATGATAGTCCGCAGGCGATTGGATCAACTGACTATTTAACAAAAGTAAGAGTTGCCGAACTGGACCCTGATACAAGTGTTGCATGGGTCTACACTGGAATTAATAGTGCCGAGTTTGGCATTGAGATTGATTAATGTCACTACGAACAACACGACAACATGTTGAAGTTCTTGCACCGGGCGATGGCGATCTGCGCGCCACTAGTCAGTACATTGAGGTGTTGTATGCAGTTGACGCGGCTGAAGTCTTTGATGTTGACGCCAGTGACGCTTTTGATCTGGCTGAAGTAGCTAACGGGCATCGTTTTATTGACGCTGTTTGTGAAGACACCATTGATTTTTCTGAAGATGCCTTCTCAAATCGTTATTTCCTAAGCGCTACCGAGACAGTCGATTTAACTGAAGCGGCAAGATGCGCTATTGTTGTCTATGTTGAGGCCAATGATTTTCTCACCATAACGGATGCCGCGCTTCGCCTGCTGACGGCTACTGATACGCTCTCTTTAACTGAATCAGCGAATCTGCAACATTTGGCGAACGTCTCTGTTACGACTACAATAGATTTATCGGAAGTCGCAGCGCGTCAACTTGTGCTTCATCGCGCGCCGACCGGTCCATTGACAGTTATCACATTAGCTGATACTGCCACATGTCAAAGTATTTTAAGCCGAAGTGTAGTTGACACTCTTGATTTTAGTGAGATGGCATCTGTCGAAAAATCGCGCCCGGCTATTGATAGTTTAACGCTAGCTGAGACTGCGACAGCAATCAAGACACAGAGCAGCGTTGATGATTTAGCTCTAACGGAACTGGCAGAGGTTCACAGAGTCTATCATCGGACAAGTGGTGACGTTCTTCACATATCCGAATCTGCACACGGTGGTTTTGAATATATTTGCTTGGCGTCGGATACGTTATCACTTGATGATAGGGCTCTTATTGAGCACGACGCTATTGATACTCTAACTTTAACGGACTCGGCTGCGGCGATTCTATGTCACCCGGCGGTCGATGTTCTCGGGGTGAGTGATAGTGCAAGTGCTTACAATTCTACCCGTCGTTTTACTGATTCATTTGATTTATCAGATACGGCTTCAGTTAGTGTTGTCTACAGTCGATTAGCAACGGATCAAGTGTCTCTCAGTGATGAAGCAAGTTGGATCGGTCCAAAGTATATAACAACTACTGACGTTCTTCAGGGTTACTATATTGAATATGGTCCAGGACCGGATTACGAAGAAACGATTGTTTACTATGGTTTATCTGAAATTGCATCGGTCACCGTAGTCAAGCATCGACAACCTAGTTCCGATGACACACTTAAATTAGGCGACTCGGCTGAGGCTTTTATTCTCAATGCATCACATTCGGGTGTTGCTACTGACACTATTGTGTTTTCCGATAGCTCGGCTAAAGTTAATTTAGGGGGCACGACGGACGATGTCAATTTACTTGATAGTGCCGAGATAACCGTATCAAAACCGGCTGAGGACACGCTTCAATTAAGTGATAGCGCGGCTCGTTCCGTTGTTTTTAATCTAGCAGTTTCAGATAGTCTTGATTTGGATGAGGCGCTACTTGGCACCTATAGCTCCCTCGAAGATTATTTATATGTCTATCATCCTTTTGTTGGCACTGGTCCAGCTAGCAATCCAACACCACCGCCAGTCGATTTAGAAGGACCACTTGATGGAATTACTGTTCCATTTCAGTTAGTGTATCCGACAGTAGGACCATTCAGCGATACTTTAACGTTGCGAGCCCCCAATCTTGGGAACAGAGATCGTTTACAGATGAACCGTATCAGCCGCGAGACTCGTGGTGGTACATTGGTCGTGTATGCTGATCCAATATGGCCTAAGATTCAAACTCTTGTTCTGAATTTTTCTGGTTTGGCCTCTAGTGAAGCAGACGCATTACATATATTTATGGATAGTCATATCGGGCAAGAGATAGGTGTAATGGATTGGGAACACCGTTTCTGGGGCGGTGTCATTACAAAATTGGACAAGCCAATTGTGCAAGACGGCAAAGGTTGCAAATTTAGTGTTGGATTTGAATTTGAAGGTGAACTGACAACCTATAGTCCGTAATGGAGAAGAAACATGTTTAAGCTGGAGGCTCCCCATCCGACACTGGAAACACTGACTGTAATACCAAATCCGCAGTTCTCAGATCAAAAAACGAATTTGAATGCGGTTAAGCGATACCACGCGATGGATGGGACGCGATATACTTATGTAAAACGTCGAACACGCAGGAAGTTATTGTGGACGTTTAGACTTTCTCGACCGAAGGCGTTGGAGGTTCAAGCGTTTTTCAATTCCTATTACGCCTCAAAAATTCGCATCACCGATCACAATGGAACTGTTTGGATTGGTTATTTTACTAGTAATCCATTTGAATTTGAAGCAATTAAGCGGGCGGCACCTGCGATAGCCCCAATGCCACGTGGTGAGACGATGAGCATTGATATAGAATTTGAGGGAGATGAACAATAATGGCACGTGATATTCCTGCAAATGCTTTAGCCGAGTTGGCTAAGACTCATGGCACTGAGCCGATAATTATTTTATCGGTCGAATGGCGTGGTTCAACATTTGAATCTGAATGGTATGCTGATAGAAGCATTGACAACATCGACGGCAAGATTCTTGAAGTTGGTGGTTTAGATAGTGTTGTTGGCATTTCAATGAATGACACGTCCCAGGAAATTGATGTTGTATTGGATGATATAGACGGCACTATAAAAGCACTGTTTAACACCAATGATGTTCACAAAAAAACTGCCCGTGTCTATCAATATTTTCACGGACTGGATTTAAGTGATAAGTTTCTAATCTTTTCCGGTAAAATTAGTTCACCGATAACTTGGGATGAACGTGCGCGGACTGTGAGTTTTTCAATTGTCTCGCAGATTGAAGACAAAGAGGTCGGTTTTAGCCCTGAAGAAGGTCAATTTGAATGGTTACCCGCAGCAATGGTTGGGAAAGCATGGCCTCTAATGTTTGGGGAAGTTATTGATTGTCCAGCACTGCAAATTAATGAGGCCGTTTCTGGGACTACCTTATGTGGGGTTGGCGCTATTGCCGGGTCTTCGTATGCGGCAGCGGTGCCACTTTTTAGTAATGGATCGGATGCTGATACAAGTGTTGGCGCATCATTAGCACAAATGTCTAATCAAATTAGTACTTTGAATTGCGCCTATAGCTGTTATACTGGTTATGATAATGGGAAGGCTAGTGAGCTACAGGATCAGGCGAACAATTTACGCGCATCAATGTCTCAAACTGTTGCCAATGCTAAATCTCAGGCTAACTGTGCTGCATGGCAACGTGATAATCAAGCTAGTGATATTGAAAATACAGGATTAGGTTGCAATCCATTAAGAATATTAGGCGGCGAGGATTTTCCACAGAATCAAAATCTCACCATTGAGATTAATGGAGCGCAATTTTCTGGTTACTTCCGCGAGGAGAATTTTCATATTTTTAATCGTTCTTGGCCTGACGGCGAAGTTGCTGCTGCGGACGCATCATCTGATAATGATGAAGGTTGCCCCTATTCTATTCCATCGGGTGGCGGAGGTGGTCAATTTGACTATCGAATTCCAGTTCCTTGTGGGTGTGGAAACTACAGTTTCGGTAGTAATTGTATTTGTCGGAATCATGGATATATTGTCACGACTACTACGGGTAGAGCGTCAAACATATCATCGGACGCTATTCTGCAACAGTTCTGGGCCGAGCCCGGGGCCACAGTTAGAATGTATAGTGATGAACCGATTACTTACATAGTTGCGCATAGATATGATGCTTGGCCCGGGACTGTTTTGGCGGTAAAAGCTTATAAAGAGTTCCCCGGTGAGCGACGACTTGTCGATGTCCCATCTAGTTATTACAGCGTACAAAATGTGGCTTATGGACGACTAAGAACGGTTCAGATCGTGGCAAGTAAACCGTTGAGTTCTCATAAAGATCAAGGTTGGACAGACGATTTATATGTTACATTCCAATCGAGTATTGAATCAAATACCATTGACATCTTAGAGTATATCATTGAATATTATACTGATTTAGTGTGCGACACTACTTCATTCACGCTGGTTGAGAGTCAGATAGCAGCGTTTCCAATGAATTTCCCAATTCTTGATCGTAGGAATGCCGTCACGGTTTTGCAAGAAATTGCGTATCAAGCGCGGTGCGCTTTATGGATCAGTAATGGTACAGTCTTCATAAAATACCTCCCAGTGGAACCGGATAGTATTGATTCAATTACTGTTAGTGACATTGATGCCGAAGAAGGAAAAAGTGTTCGTGTAGAATTGACAACTACGGAAGACATTGTAACAAAAATGATTGTCAACTGGCGGATGCGTTGGTGTCCTGGAATAACAGACCGTGAAAAAGATAGAAGTGAGCAGAAAATAATTTTAAGACACAACGTCAATCGCTACGGTATTCAAGACGAAGATATTGATTTTTACGCTTTTAATCAGCCAGATATTATTTATAAGGCAGCAACATTTTGGTTAATTCGTAAATCTAACACGTGGAAACGAATTTATTTCAGTACTTATCTCCATAAATTACAGTTGGAACCATTTGATTGTGTCACGCTTGATTTTACGCAGGGGTATGCCGCCACCGGGGCTGTAAAAGCACTCGTCGAAGAGGCCACATACAATTCAGACACTAATCGCATTGATTTTATTTGTCTTGTCCCTGTGAAAGCCGGGCAGATGGCTAAATATGATTGGTTCTGGCCCGCTGGTTTGTCAATTACTTTAACATGGCCACCACCTGATGAAATAGCGAATGGAGACGCAGGTGGTAATGGCTTAGGTGCCTCGGTTAGTGGAAGCTTACCAATTGGATATTTTGATGATTGGGGCGATGACATTGTTATTGTCGGCGGCCCGAATGTTGTCTTTAGGTCGCAAAGCGACATCGGTGACCGAACACCGACCGACGTTAGTTTTTGGGCACAGAAAGTTGTTTATTCGACTCACTATGGTGAGGTTACTGGGGCTAAGAAACCTCGGCTGAATTTAAGAACGTTCCTCGCGGAACCAACTCGACCACAAGCTCCGGCGAACTTGCAGAGTGGTTTAGTTATTGACATCAGAAAGACGCATATCATTGACAGTCAAAATTCGCCTGGCAAATATGCACGGCTCAGTAGCGTTTTATACGGGCTTAATGAGGCTGGCGAATTGATGTTGAAAAAAGGTGTAAAAATTGCCGACGACGCCCACTCAGAAGGTGAGATTTTTGATTTTAAGTGGGCTGATGATTATTCAATGTGGGCGGCAGGCACCGCATTTTTGCGCGACGATTAATTTAATGAAGGCGAGACTATGGAAACTGCATTTTCTTGGGTAGGTCAAATTTTTGAGGCTATTTTGATGCTCGTCCCACGGATTTTTATTATTCGAGCAACCCATGCCGGTGTAAAATGGAGACATGGTAGCAAAGTTTACTCAATGCAACCGGGGCTGCATTTTTATTGGCCCATGGTCACTGAGGTTGAAATAATTGTTGCGGCGAGACAAACGTTGCGTTTGCCAAAGCAAATTTTAACGACAAAAGATGATAAAAAAGTCGTCGTTGGCATGGTTGTTGTTTATAAGATTAGAGATGTGATCCAAGCTATCGGCAAAACTAATTGGGATGTTGACACAACAATTAATGACATCACTCAAGCGGCGGTCGTAAGCGTGATTGCCTGTCATTCTTATCAAGAATTAGTTAAGATGATCGCGGCAAATAGCTTGAATGATTTATTGACGGCGGCTACAAGAAAA